CTCATATTTTTTTGTCTTCCGATACTGTAGAAACTCATAAAACTTGAGTTGCATTTTGCCATCAAACGCAAGTTCAATGGCATGTTCAATCATGTCATATACAGTTTCAAAGTCGTCAACTTTTTTCATTAGACTAGTTTCTTCTCCTTAAGATACTGAACTGTTTCTATACATCCACCAAGATTAGTAGAATCTATAACCACTTGAGGGAAGGTGGTTCCCTCACCAAACTGACCATAGAATGATTGCTTATCAAAATGCTCATCTAGTTTATAAACAACATGTCTTAACTTTGCCATCTCTAATACTTGCACCACCTTTGTGCAATATGGACATCCTTCTTTAGAATAAACAGTAAAATTCATACTGATGGTATAAAAATTTATTTAGTTTGAGCAACTACTGAAGCCCAATCAGCATCAAATAATTCTAATCCTTTGTCTGTAAGAACATGGTTATACATCTTCTCAAAAACATTAGGTGGCATCGTCACTACATGAGCACCAAGAGCAAAAGAAGTAGAGACTGCTTTCACTCCTCTGATAGAAGCAGATAAAATTTCAGTCTTTACCCAATGTTTTTGGAAAATTTCTGAAATATCTTTGATTACATCTAACCCATTAACTGAGTTGTCGTCAAGTCTTCCTACAAATGGTGAAACATATGTTGCTCCCGCCTTAGCAGCAAGTATTGCCTGTGCAGCATCAAAAATTAATGTGACATTAACCTTTGTACCATCCTTTGCTAACTGATTACATGTATAAAGACCATCAGGTGTACAAGGAACCTTGATAGTAGCAACCTCTTGAAACTTAGAGGCAAGTCTACGACCCTCAGAGGTCATCTCATCACGACTTCCTACTACTTCCATACTAATGTCTCTTACACCTGCTTCAGCAAGTTCTAGGTACACATCTTCAGGATCTCTACCACTCTTTCTAATAAGAGTAGGATTAGTTGTCACTCCATCAATCAGACCAGTCTCAAAATGATTAAGGATTATTGAGACATCTGCTGTGTCTAAAAATATTTTCATAAGAATAGTTTGTTTAGAGTATCTATAAAAAGAATAAAAAAAGGAGTCCCTTTGTGAGGGTCTCCTTATTGTATCAGGTTGTTTGTATTTTATCAACTGCCTGGTGGTTTCTTATATGATTCTAACCATATATTTCCTGCAAGAATTAATCTATTAACATTAGATTCTTTAACTTTATCAACTCCATGTATTCTCCATGGCGGCCAAGCAAAGATATCTCCACTCCTCTGCTCACCAGGATATATCTTATCACCATCATCATTTAAAAAGTAAAAGCATTTTTCTTTTGATGCATCAATAATATGATTAAACGATATGACTTCACTACCAGTATAATGTTCATGAGGATGATGAGTATTAGTTTCAGAATTATACATCTGCACCCAAAGATTATATTGATACTTAGTTCTACTCCATAGTCCCAAATTTCTCATCATTTCTTTAATAATATTTTCATAATAATCATCTAATAAAGGAAATTCTTTATGAAAATTTTTACCTATACTATGATCTATATGATCTATAGAAGACCATCTTGAATCACGAAAAACATAAGAAGTAAAGAACTTTTTTTTATCATTATGATTTTTTTCTACTCTACTAATAATTTCAGTATGAATATCATCAGGAAGTTTTTTATGAGCACTCCATATAAACATAAAAAAAGGAGGGTATTAACCCTCCTAGTATATCAGATTGTGTTGAATATATCAACCAATAGAAGGAGCAACAAGTGCAACCTCTGTTTCGTTAGCAGATGCTAAGTCAAGAGGGAAGTTGTGTGCATTTCTTTCATGCA